GATGATATCGAAAAAGAAATTCGAAGTTGGGATGTGGTCACATGAAAGAGAAGTTTGTCATCACAGCGGTATTGATCGTTGCGCTTATCCTGGTGATCGGCATGTATGCCTGCTGCATCGCCGCAGGCAACGCGGATCGGCGGGAGGAAGAGGAGAGCCGGGAATGGAGGTGGGAGGAATGACCAGAAACCAGACCATCTACACCATCCTCCGGAACGCCGGTCTGAGCGAGGCGGGCGCCATCGGCATGATGGGCAACTGGGCCTGCGAGTCCGGCCTGGAACCCTGGCGGCTGCAGAACGACTTCGACCCGTTCCGGACAACCTCGAAGAACTACGTGGCCAGAGCGACCAGCGGCGCCATGAGCAAAGAAGAGTTCTGCCGGGCAGTCGGATTTGGACTGGCCCAGTGGACGCTGCCCTATCGGAAAGATAAGCTATGGACGTTCTGGAAGCGCTACGGCACGGCTCTGGACAGCGAGATCATGCAGACACACTTCGCGCTGACGGAGCTCAGAACAGAAGGGGAGTATGCCGGCCTCTTCCGGATGCTGAAGACCTCCACCAACCTGATTGCCTGCTGCGACGCCATCTGCGAGAGCTACGAGCGGCCGGCAGTGAACAACTACAAGGACCGGCGGGACGCGGCAGAGAGCCTGCTGAGGGAATTCTCCGGATTCTCTGTGGATCCTGCGGCGCTGGTGGAGTACGTCCCCGCCCAGGAGAGCGGGTCTGCGGCGCCTGCCGTCACGCCCGTGGCCACGACCCCGGCGATCATGCCGACACACGAATACTGGCCACCGCGCGTCATCTGCGAGGGTATGAAGGGACCGGACGTGGAAGTGCTCTGCTCTCTGCTCAAGGCCCAGGAGTACGGTGTCAACTACATCGACAGCAACTTCGGCTCGTTCCTTACGGAGCGGGTCAAGGCATTCCAGACCGAGAATGGTCTGAAACCGGACGGTATCGTCGGTCCGCTCACGTGGGCCGCGCTGCTGAAGATTACCAAATTCTGAGAAAGGAGAAAGAGCATGGAAGAGAACATCCAGTTCAAGGCCGTATTGAAGAACGGCACCGAGATCCCCATCAACGTCAGATCGACCACGATCTTTCAGGCGGCTTTCGAGATCCTCGAGAGTATCGCGGTCGGAGATCTGAAGGTTGATCCCCAGGACATCATCAAGATTGTCGATATCCCCGGCTGAGAAAGGAGAAGAAAATGGAAATCATTTCAAAACTCGGAATTGAAGTATATCCGGCCATCGTCGTGATCTGCCTGCTGATCGGTTTTGTCTGCAAGGCATCCCCGCTGGATGACAGATGGATCCCGATCATCTGCGGATTCTGCGGCGGCATCATGGGCGTGGTGTCCATGATGTTTTCGGAGGCGTTTCCGACGAACGATCCCGTCATGGCTGTTGCGGTTGGCATTATGTCCGGCCTTGCCGCAACCGGACTTCACCAGGCTGTCTGGCAGTGGCTTAAAAACAAATACTCCACTCCCGTCGAGCCGGCAGAAGATCCTCCGGACAATGAATACTCCGGCATGCATTAAATGATTACAACCGTCTCGCCGCTCCAAGCACAGGACCGGTCGGACAACTGAGAGCCCCTACCATTTTGGTGACATCACCGATTTGGTAGGGGCTCTTTTGCTGTTTATACGAATTTGCCGTGGATTTGCGTTCCTTTGTGTTTTACTGTGCAGGGGATATAGAAACATAGGTGAGATGCCGGAAACGCAAGGAACGTCGTTGCAACGGCCGGAAACGGTTATTCCAGGTCACCGGTAGACTCAAGATACCGATAAGCGATCATTCTGACGCTGTCCGCGTTATTTGCGCCACCCAAAAAGAAGGCTACGTCCTCCCAGGTCATCCCACAGAGAAACCGGAGATCGAAGATCGACCTTGTGCGCACATCCCTTATGGAGCCTATGAACTCTCGGACAGACTGCTCGGATTTGCGGACAACTCTTTCCAGCCGGTCGACGTCGGCCTGACGCGACTCTAGGAAGACGGACAGGTTCTCGGTACGCCGTGACGCCTCGTGTGCGTGAGGCATGCCGTCATACTGTGACGCCCCGAGGATCCGCGCCTTTGCATCTGAAAGAATGTCCCTGGCGGCTTGGAGCTGCCTGACCATGTCAAGGTGTCCGTTGAGCTCTTCCAGCGTCATGACGTATCCGGCCTCCTTTCCTGATGCTTATTATAACGCGACCTCGCAATCACGGCAAGGTCAACGTCCTGTGCTCCCGAATCCGGCATCTCCACGGTCGGTCTGATCGAGGCTGTCCACCAGGACCATCTCCGGAGCGAGATAGGGCTGGATGATGATCTGAGCGATCTTGTCCCCGACCTCAAAGATCTTGTCATGCCTGCCGAAGTTGTAGAGCTTGACGGCAATGCTGCCCGTATAACCTTCATCGATAATCCCTCCGCAGGAAACCACGCTGTCTTTGACGTTCAGTCCGGACTTCGATTCGATATGGCCAAAGCATCCGGCGGGGATCTCGATATGGACTCCGGTGTCGAAGGTGTGGTGGCTTCCCGGCCAGAGGACAAACTTCTCACGGGTGCGGAGGTCAAGACCGGCGTCGGTCGGGTGTGCGCGTTCGGGCATGTACGCCCCTTCATCAAGAACAACTTTCATTTTCTTCTGATATACCTCCCAGCATGTCAGGCGGCATGAACCGCCAAATATGTAGCAGCCGGCACGGCCTTCTCTTCTTCCTCTGCATTCTGTGTTGAGGAGCGGATCGCAGAGGTACAGGTCTATTCCGTTGATCAGCATTTCGGAACCTCCAACAGGTGGTCGCTGCCGGTGAGGAAGGCAACCTGGTTCTTCAGGCGGATGTTGTCCTCTATGTCCTGCCGGTGGCAGTGTTCCCACTTGGTGATTTCCTTTTTCATCTTTTCATTCTCAGCCTTCAGCATCCGGATCTCCTTCCGTAGTTCCTGAAGCTCCTTGTCCTGTTCGGTCATCTGGTAAATCCTCCTCTACGTCAAAATTGCTGAAACAGCTGAAGCAGTATCGCCATTTTGCCTTTCCGTCCGTCCGGATGTCCGACAGGCTCTTCATGCACCGTGGGCAAATGCCGACCTGCAGGGCAAGACGGTAGATTTCCTCTTTCGTGGGTTCTTCCATCATATGAATCCTTTCTTGAGCTCCTCGAGCATCTGGTCAAGCCTGTCCTGGCAGCTCTGACAGAGAGTGAAAGAGACGTTTGTCTTGCCTTCACAGCGGACCTCTACATCCATAAAGCCTGACGGTTCAAACTCAAATGCGTCAAGGATACGATATGCCGAGATCTCTTCATTCACTCCTGTGACGGCCTCAAAGGTCGATGTTCCACATCTGGAACAGGTTCGTTTCCGGTACAGGTTTTCCATCATTCAGCCTCCTCGTTTTTATACAGAAGATCAATAAACCGGCCTTTTTCGTCGATAATGAAACTGTCAGTGTCCCACGATGCCGTGCATCTGTCAGGAGCGTTCTCGCAAGCTGCGATACTTGCTTCCATCGAGCCTGGAAAAGAAACAGAGTATTTTTTACTGAGTTTGCCGGATTTCGTCATAGCATAGTTGTATGAAATCTGGTAAAGGTCAGAGACAATTATCCTCCCGCCACATAAGGGGCAGCACTTCCGAATTATACCCATCACTCAGCCCTCCTGTTCCATGCTGCCTTTGCCTCGGCAGCGAACCGAAAGTAGTTTGTCGTCGCTCCGCAGTCATGGCATATAGCGATATAGAAGATGTTTTGATAATTCCCGATTGCCGTCTCTCTGATGCGGGTGTCTCTGCAACCGCAGAAGGGGCATGGTTTCAATTCTTCCATCACTCAGCCCTCCTCGCTTCGCGGTGTAAGTTCATACTGCGGCAGAAATGCAGGGCGTTCTTTGCTTTCGCTTGCCGGAATGACGGTGGGGGCCAGTCTGATTATCTGTGCTGCATCTTCGGCAGAATAAAAAGGCTCCGTTCCATCAAATCCGCTGTATGGGGCATTGTCAATGTCAACAAACATCTGTTCCAGTCTGTCAAGGTCACCAAGCCGCCCATGCGGCGGGACGGGGACGGCGGTCAAATGCTCCATGAAATCAAAATCATTCCCGCACCAGCTATAAAGGAAGCACTGCCCGTCCGGGAAAACTCGTAAGGTAACCCAGCTCCCTTTCTTCGGCATCTCCATGCCTTCGATCAAAACACCCATGCTCATTCCTCCATCACAGGAAAGGATGGGCATTGCAATACTCCTCTGCATATGCCTTGTTGTACTGCTCACTCGCCATCTCCTTCGGAAGTTCTGGAATCTGCATCCAATGGGTGATTCTTCCTGGTTTTGCCGTTTCAAGAAAGATCCCATCGCATTCAAACACAGGATAGCCGTCTTCAGTCTGCTCACACATCCTCGCTGTAAAAGTGTCGTTCGAGTAGGCAAACACTAACACCTTTTCCCCAATCTCTGGCAACCGCTCCGTAACAGGAATCCATTGAGGCGTTTGTAGTTTCTCAATGGCTTGCCAGGCGCAGCGAACAAGATCAGCGATATCCGGCTTTTCGCTGTGTCTGCAAACCGTCTCAAACAGACGCAATTGTGCAGTCAGGTCTTTATACATCGTCATCCGCCTCCTTGCGGTTATGATTTTTCTTTCTCTTGCCATATGAGCAAAAATGCAAGGCGTGGTTCCAATCTGATCCGTTGTGGTGACAAAGATACTGGTATGGATTTAAATCCGGATCATCCACCTCTCCGTACTCGCAGTCACGGCACCGGACCACTTCGACAACATCCACGTCGCTGGCGTCCTCCAAGCTGATTGATGTAAGCCCGACGTGAACTCTGAAATAGAAGTATTTCGGCGGTCTCATGGTTTATCCGCCTCCGTATCTCTTCCGGCCGGGATAGGCCTTTTCGAATTTCGTCAGGCAGGAGTTTCCGCAGAAGAACAGGGTCTTGTGAAAGGTGGGACTGCCGCTGCGGTTATCCTGACGCTTGAAAACGTACTCCCTTGGATTGTGGATGATGATCAGCCGACCGCACATCTCGCAGTGGCGCTCAGGAGGGTTGTATGTTTTCATGCTTCATTGCCTCCTTTTCTTTGGCCAGGGTGCCGCAAACATCCTCGTGCTTACAAATGATCCTGTACCGGTGAGCTGCATCTATGTCAAAGAATATGGAATAGTTTTTCAATTCCAGATCGCTGTACTTACAATTCTTACAGCAGCCGGTAATCTTCAGTTCAATCATTTCCTCCCGCCTTTCCCGGACACAAGATACTGCTTCAGGTCATAAGGACTGCTGAACTTGCGCCCGCACTTCTCACACTGCTTTTTCTTTTCGGTGGTGGTTTCGCCGGAGATCGTCTTCAGGGTAAACGCTTCGGAATACACCGCCCGGCATGCTTCACATAAAGTCAGAACCGTCGCCATCATTTCACCTTCTTTCTCGCGGCGATCTCGGCCAGCATCTTTTCGACACGCCTTTTCTTTACCACAGGATTCCATCCGCATTTGTCGCACTCGCCGTGACAGGATACGGAAGGATAGAATATGCGGTTCTTTCGCGCTACGGCATCAAATGCCTCATATCCGCACGGGGATCCCATCAGACGTTTCTTGTTCTGAGCCAGAATTTCTTCCTGATTCTCTATGTTTTCAGACATCTTCTCCCTCCTCTATATCCAGATAGTTTTTGCCAAACTCCCGGCACCAGTCCTCCATGGACCAGCCCTGTTCCTCCATGGCTTTACGCTGCGCCCACTGTTTCAGCCTGAGCTGGGTTTCCCTGCACCGGTGGGCTGACTTTTTCCCTACGCGGTGGCAGCGCTTGCCGCATAGGTAAACTACAAGACCGTATTTCTCTGACTTCTTCCGGAGCGCGGTACCGGGAAAAACGTGGTGGAGTTCCAGCGGATCCCCGGTACCGTTCCGGCCGCAGAGAAAGCATCTCTGCTCGCCCATGCTATTTCCCTCGCTTGTGTGACCGGGCATAAGGGCAGGTTGCCCAATGCGGAATGTAGCCGACGTTCGTCATGTCATCGAGCGGGCCTTCAAAGTCACAGCTGACCACGTCACCGGCCTGGGTGACAACCTTGCCCCTTGCGTGGAATTTCGCCCAGAAGGGGACAAGGGCCGGATCACAGGGCATGGACTTTCCTGAATGCATCTGCACCCAGACAATCTCTGCACCGCAGGATCTACACCTCGGCATACTGCTCACCTGCCTTGAATGCTTCATGATCCCCGGTCATGATCTGCGCCTCCTCCGTGCTGATCTCATAGCCGAGGGAGCAAAGCCAGCGGTAGATCAGTTCCAGCTTGATGCTGCGGGTATACTTCGGGAACTCCCTTTTGTAGCCACTGGCACAGGTCTGGTTGGCATCGTCTCCGAACAGGGAGTACACCAGCTTTGCCCAGTCATCGCCGGAGATCCTGTCGAACGCATCCCACAGCTTCTTCTCACGCTCGGATGTATACGCCTCGCTCGGGTCGATTCCGATGACCTTGTTGAGCATGACCCTGTCCGCGCTGTTGTAGGCTATGGCGTTGAAGCTGCCGGCAAACACCGCACCGAGGATCACCTGAGATTCGTTCTTCCTTGTGACAGTCAGCTTTTCAACAAACTGCTTCCGGAGATCGTAGGCGATGGAGGCGGCTGCATCCAGCTTCTGATGCGCCTCGGCGATGGCTCTTTCCCTTTCGATCTCTTCCGGCTTCCTTTTCACCGGAGGCGCCTTTTCCTTTTCGTGGTAAAGTTGCAGCTCTCCGAAGTCATAACCGTTTTCGCCCAGGTAGTAGAAAACCTTCTTGCTCTCGATACCGTCTTTTGGCTTGTTGACGTCTTCGCCCCATTTGTCGATGTAGAT